CACTCCCGGCGAAGAGGAATGCACGGCGCAGCTTAAGTATGAGAAAGGGAAGGCCTTCAAGTACGGGCGGATGACGGTGTCGATGGGGTTGCGAGCTACAGCGGTCGTTGCGTATGCCATGCAGCCGATGAAGGCGGCACTGGAATTCCCTTACTACACCAAGAATTCGGTGGCAACATTTGTGAAGTCGCCGGCGCTAGACGTGCTGCGCCGGGTGTTCGTCCAATGCCTGGCCCCCACCTCGCCTTTAATGACGTGGGAGTTTTCTGACGACATGGTGGGTTCCATCGCCCACCCCAGCGGCGTTTACACGTTTGAAGCCGATATCGCCTCATGCGACCGGACTATAGGAAGGGGTGTCATCGACTTCATGAGCTCCGTAGCGAAGTATGATGACGACCTCCGTGATGCTGTGGTCACTAGCGCCGATCAGCTAATGTGGAAGATTAAGGTGGGGAATCCGGCTACGCGTGAGAAGGTTGCCTTCAAGCCCACGACCCCGTGCCTCTACTCGGGGAGTTGCGCGACCACCTTCGTGAACACCATTGGCACCACCGGGATCCACCTAAGCTGGAGCGAGCACCTGAACGTGATCATGAATACCCCGCGGGAGCAGGTGGCTGATTTGCTCGTGGTGTTGGCATTTCGTGCTGGGTTCTGCCTCAAAGTCCTCCACCGGCAACATCCACAAGAGCTCACTTTCTTGAAGCACTCCCCAATGTTCAACGAAACGGGCGAGATCGACGCTGTCATGAACCTCGGCGTGATCCTCCGCGGCTATGGTGAGTTTAAGAGCCAGTTTTATTATGGCAAGCTCGGCTGGGACGAGAGCGCAACGCGCGTGAACTGTGGAATCACCGCCGGGCTGGAGCACGCCGGAAACCACATCCTAACCCAAGCCCTCAGATGCAAGTTCCCCCCCAAGGGTGAGCCAATACGCATCAGCGACTCGCAGCTCTTCATCACCGGGGAGCAGCTTGGATACGTTGGGATCGAGCAGCTCATCGCCAGATACCACTTCACCGGGGGTGAAGTGGCCCAGATGATCAGCGACCTGGATCGGCTCAGGGTCGGTATTGCGTTTCACTCCGCATGTATAAATAGAGTGATGAGGGTAGACTACTCCTACAGAGACCCGCCAACAACGGAGAGTAGGTACAACGGAATCATCAGTTTCAGGTAGGCCAGCCCGCTAGAAACCAAGATCCCGG